GTTGCAAGAGTTGCAACATCACCGTAATCATTAGTATTTATAGTGACAGCAACGGACGGAACATCATCAACAATATCAACGATGTCCAAATGACCTAATTCGAATATATCCTCAGAAGTAAAAGTCGTAGTACTTCCAAGTGACTGCACCCTATAAAGCACGTCGCCATTAACCCACACACTTTGAGATGCATAAATTATTCTGTTTCTAGCCATAATCTATTTCCTCCTAAAGTTTCCTTTTAATATAAAACTATTACAGGTTGGTTTTTTTACTATTCAGTCCTTATTATTTCCCAAATACTGAGGCAAGTATCCAGAAAATAAACCTTATCCATATAATTAACAAATATTTGTACCCTCTACATAATAGAAGGTTAGTTTAATAGGTTATTCTTTTCAAACTTAAAATTTCCACAATCCCAAACCCTATTCCACCCCTCGTTTTTTCTAATACCCCATTCAGTAACATTTCTCGGATCAGAATTGTTTTTTCTCAAAGCAAATCTATGTATTCTTTTATTATTTTGCTTAAAATACCAATAATTTGGCTGTGTCTCTCCACATAAATTAAACCCTAACTTATTATAAAGGTTGCCTTCAGACCATCTACGATCAGCATAGGAAAAAATACTTTTCCAATTATAGTTATTTTCAAAATATGATAACATTTTAGAAGCTATACCTACAACATTATAGTTTAACTTTGAACAAAACCTATTAAGCTCCCAAACACCTTCTGATAATGCTGAGCCTTTAGAAATTGACGGTTTTGAAAAAGACATTACAGAAACCAATTCATTATTATAAAATGCACCTAATTTAATAGAAGAACCCGCATAACCCTGAATGTGGTTTTCTTTACAAAAATTACTAATTTGTTTAGTTGAAATAGTATCAATAACACATTTTCTAGCGTAAACTACACTACAATCCTCACTTATGCCTAAAATATTATTCAACCTAGAAAAAACTATTTCTTTATTATTAATAAACTCGTCCTCGAAAATAGTTATTAACCTATAATTTTTTTTCTTACACGCATTTAACTTATTTAAATGATATTTTTTGTCTTTTCCAAGTAATTCTGAATGCCAATACAAACCACAATATTCTATTGCTATTTCTTTGTCTGGAACAACTATATCTAACTCATAAGGAGTTATTATACTTCTATCGTTGTTTATAACTGTCAAACCTAATGATTTTATAAACCTACTTATTTCATATTCCTGTATTGAATATCCTACAGATTTACACTTAGGACATCTAGAACCTTTTTGCCAATTAGACCAAGAAATAGTATAATCGTGCCCATTATCACACTTACATTTTAATTTATCGTGGTGATTATTATAGTCATTAGATAATAGTTTATATCCATCTCTCAAAAAAGAAACCTTAATGTCATCTACAGTCTTTTTCTCTTTTCCACAACAAGCTGGGCATCTATGACCTGTTTTCCAATTACCCCAAGACATAGATCTTTTATGTCCATTATTACAAATATAATCTAATTTAGTACTACTATTAACATAAACATTACTAAGTAGTTTATATCCATTTTCACTAAAAGATTTTTTAACATAATCAATCGTTATAACAGGCCTTCCATTACAATAAGGGCATCCGTGGCCTGCTTTAAAATGGTCCCACCTAATACTATGAAAATGCCCATTATAACATTTATATCTTAACTTTTGCTTACTGTTTTGGTATTCTTTTGTTAATAAAACAAAATTTCTTTTCAAAAATTCAGCTCTAATAAAATCAATTGTAAGTCTTTTCTTCGACATTAATGCTCCTTAATTATTGTTAGGTAATTCTGAACCATCTGTATATGATATCAAATCAAAAGATATTTTAGATCTATAAGCATTTAAATCGCTTAACATGACCTCGTCCCTACTTCTTGTCATCAACAGCGGCATATTCATATGCCTTGATGTAACATTCTCAAAATACAACGAACCTGTCATATATGATACTGTACTTCTATCAAATAAAGAGGTTAGTTTATTACTAGTATACCTCCTACCATAAAAAGTACCATCATAATCTAAAACTGTTCCAGTAGGAAATTCAAACATAGGACAACTTTTTAAATAAAGACCATCATATAACGTTTCAACCAAATCATTTCTTTCAGCAGAACTACTTCCAAAAATATGAATATCAACTTTCCTTACCGCTTTTTTACCAGAACCAAGCTGATATCCTCCCTTGTCTGTACCATGTATATCTATTACTACAACGGGAGGGTCTGCAGCCTCTATAGCTGCCCACTCATCAACCACACTTACATAATTCCAATAATAACTTACGTAAGACGGTGTCACTGTTCCAGAAGTTATAACACGCCCATCTATATAATCTATCATATACTCTGAACTAGCTACTCCACTGCTTGTCAGATCCTCATAAACAATAACTCTATTAGACTGCTCTGGTGTTCCCAAACAAGACACACCATCAAACCTGGTTCCAGAAACAACAGGGTATTCTGCTCTACAATATTCACCAGGAGATGGATCAGCAGTATTATCAAAATAAACCCATCCACGGCCCCTTTCAGTAGGATTAGGTAGCATATCAGTTAACGCTATATATACATATGTGTTTGTGCTTGGATCTGCATCATTATTTGCAGTTGATAAAGTTGGCGAATACTGTAATTCAACAAACTCCTCTTGTTCAATAAAAGAACATAACACCACGTCCTTTATATAATAATATAAACTTAAATCTTCTTTTCTAAACTGAGTCATTTCAGGGCTCAATGATGATATCTCCTTAAAATTAATTAACTTATTCGATTAACTATTATTTCAAATTCCTTTATTGATGTGCTTATAGCGCTATCAATCCATTTAGAAACCTCTTTATCAATTTTATCATTACTGTCATCTATAATAGATATAGGCGGAACACCAGAAAAAGGAAATCTAACAAATTTTTTACCTAACTCAACTTCTGCTTTTCTTACATTTCCGTTAAAAGGAACTATAACGTATTGATCCTTTTTAGGGCTATCAGGATTTATAATTGCCTCATCTCTAATAAATCTAATAGCTTTCTTGCCAAATATTTTCTCAAAGTCATTTACACTCATTTCAACATAAACACCAGGCGTTCCTTCTAATATATGTCTTATTGGCTCTAATCCATTAAAATTAAAAGTATCCATGCTAGGTAGTCTAAAAACTATACCGGTATTGTTTTCCTCTATATTAACAGATTCTTTCAACCTTTCAAAAAATAAAGACATATAATCTTCTGGCTTTGATTTACTCCTTCTATCCAAAACCCTTGAATTTAATTCACTTTCATAACTATCCATAACTATCTTATAATAAACATCTAAATTACTTTCAAAAACATTAACTAAATTCTTCTTAATTAATTTTGATAACTCCCTTGAAATTTTAATATTATATAGTTTAGTCAAGATAATTATTAATCCTTTCTATTGAGTCAACTTGTGATTTGTCTGTAGTAAAACCAGTTATTACAAGAGTAGCCTTATTACCTAATCCTCTAAGAATTGGTGGCCTAGAAATCCTACAAGTTATGTCATCCACTTCAAATTTTAAAGAATTTTTAAACAAATCGAAATGTTTAGGGTCTGTTTTAAGTTTAACAATAGTAGCTCCTTCTGATCCAGCTGGAGTATAAACTGTCTGATTACCAAAATTACGAGATTCTGGGTCCCAAATAACTAAACAATTAATCCAAACTTTCCTCTGAACTTCTAATCTCCCTTTACCATTACAAATAGGACATCTTCCACTTATAAAATACTTATACATTGTAGTAGTATTTCCATCAGCTTCCCATTCTGACTGTCTTTGATCAGCATCATATAAAGAACTAAACAAACATTTACCAGTAGAACTTCTTGTAAATTTATCATAATAACAATTAGGACATTGGCTATTAACAGGTTGTTTATAAACAGCCACTTTTCTACCAAGACCTTTTATAATATTATTAATAGCCCTTTTATATCGTTTCTTAGTTTTCCTATTTACACGGTTTTTACTGATCATCGAAAATCTCCCTAACAAACTCTACTTAATCTATTAATACTCCTTCAATACCAACCAATGTTAGTGATTTTACTATATCATCTAATCTTTTCTGTAACTTACCTAAAAGCGCCTCCCTAAAATCAAGACCTGGGGTAGGATCATACTTAGACCCCTCATCACTAATTTTTGCTCCATCTTCTACCGCATCTTCCCAATTTTCCTGCATAACTAAATCAATGGCCGTTGACACCATATAAGCCTCAGAAGTAGCGGTCGTAGTTGTTAATCCAGGAGGGACAGGACAAGTATCATATGCTTCCATTATTTCTCTATCACTATGTCTAAAATTATAATACCATATATCCACACCATATTCAATACCCGACACAGTCACACTACTACTAATATCGTTATCAAATCTCAAAAATCTATACCCATCTACAACTGGATTATCGCTAGTATTATAAGCTCTATTATTCATTCTAACACTACATGGCCATCCTCTTTCTTCTAATTCATAGGTTTTATTATCAAAATGAATATTAGAATCCGCATCTTCACCATACTCCCTAATAATTCCTACAGGATCTCCTATCAATCTTCTAATTCTATCAATAACTAGCTGATCTGACTCACCGTATAATACTTCAGGAGGAAACAACGGATCATAAAATATTCTACCTGTCTCACCTACTATTGGGTCTGACCAGTCACTCTCAACATTAGGATCTGATGAATTATAATACTGAAAACTATACCAAGTTGTAGTTAATCCATCAGCATCTGTTACCGTATAATTGCTAGTATTTGAATGCAAAGTTATATATGTAGGAGTTAAATTTGTAATAGCCTCATAAGTACCAGTAGACGAATCTGAGCTATAAACACGTATTCTATCATATATTTGTATAACCGTAGATATATTTGGAACACTTATTATTATGTCTATCATAATTTACACCGCCTGACGAAATAAAAAACCAAAAAAACACTCTGAATACAATACTATAGTCAGTGTGTTTTTTTGGTCATAGTTTCCCGTCCTTAAATATTATTTTAACACTTTAACATTTTTAATGAAAATTAACCTCTTGTCAAACTTAATTCTCTTATTCTCTTCACCAAAAGCTTCCTTAAGCTATCTTTACCAGATAACTGTCTTGTCTCATTTTCAGCTTGTTTTAAAAGTTTTATATCAGTCATTTTAGGTAAAAACTCTCTTGCTTTTCGAACAGACAGCCTAACAACATCCTCAACAGAAAGTTCTTTCACACTGCCTACATTTGGATCTACCTCTGAACTATCAACCCTTTTAACAACTTCAGAAGAAACCTCTGCGTTATCATCTAATACTAGTTGCCATCTGTCTTTATCTTTTAGCTTTACCTCTTTTAACCAACTTATAAACTCTTTCCCTTCTTTCAAACCATGTTTCTCACCATACTGAGCATATAAATCATCTAACATTATTTTTGCGCCCGGTCCAACTGACCTCTTTAAAACATGCCCCCAACGAGGTGATGTATTCTGTATGTAACCCTTCATAACTTTCTTCTCCTTTTCTAGAAAATATTTTAAACACCTTGTCCTTTACATCACTATACCTTAATTATGTCTACCCCAAACTCTATCTAAAACAAAATGAAATAAATTAGACAGCCTATGAAGAGCAATAACTATAAGAAAAAACTTAAAACACTTATTATTATAAAACAGCTCCCACATAGACACTAAAAATAGACTTGCCCAAACCGAAGTGCAATAACCACAATCTAATAAAGCATGTGTAAACTTACAAATTCCACTATATTTTCTCCTATTAAAAAAGAACTCTCTAAATGGACTAAATATCTCTGATTTAGACAGTAATTCTGTTATAGCCTCAATAGATACAATTAATAATAGTATATCAAAAAATGAAAACATAAATTCCTTTTTTTGTATTAATAGTACCTTACACCATTATTGCGATGTAAGGTACTATTATTATTTTTACAGACTTCTATCTATAACACCTAAACCTAACATTCTGCTATCAAGACAAGCAAAACCTAACTCAGCCCATCCAAAAAATCCCTGTTTTTGAACCCTTAACAGAGTAGGATCGTCATGAGCCTCATACTCTTTACGAATAGGCATAACTAACGAGTCATTTACACTGAGATCAAAACCAAGAATCTGTGTTTCTCCCAATGTAGACACTGTACCATCCGCAGCAGTGATATTAGGATTATCTAACGAATAATCATTATAAGTATCGCTACCATCAGCAAGAAACTTACCATAAGAAGATGTGCTGTCATTAATGTTATACATACCAGTAGCGCCTAGATGCTGTATTTCATGTAATTGCACATTCCAAATACTCCCCATACCAGCGGCTTGAAAAATTTCTCTCCTAGTAACAGGATCAATATCAGTATCTGTCCATTCACGAATATCAGCAGCATCTTCAGGAGATACATAAAGATCAGTAAGAGTTCTACCAATTCTTTTAAAACCAACTAGCATCTTATTTATAAGTTCCTTTGAAAGATATCCAGCACCAGTAGATGCAGGATTAATCTCATAAATTGGAGCAGGTCTAGAACCGAGCAGACCTTTACCAGAAAAAGCGGAAGTAGCAGCAGGCATAATAACTCTCCAACCGCACTCTTCTTCATAATTAGCAAGATCCTTAGCGGCTCTCGCTGCAGCTCTCTGAGGTATATCAATACGAGAATCTCTCGCATAAGTTACTTTCCAATCCGCAGCAGCATCGATAGCGAATGTAGGAACATATACCTCTTCTCCAATACCTTCAATAAAGTTCTGAGCAACATAACCTAACCCAGGAAGCACCCAAACCGGAATTTCAAAATCCTCAGCAACAGGATAAACAGCTTGTGCGCCCTGAGTGAGTCTTTCAACAGCAAAAAGCTGCCTCATAATAGACTCTAGCTCTATTTTTTGAAGTATCGGAGTTGTTAAAGCAGCAGCAAACGCCTGATAGGCCTTTACTCCTTCTTCTGTATTAATATCTGCAGTAGCTCTAAAAAGCTCCATCATTTCTTGTCGTTCCATTTAACAACTCCTCCTAATATTTAATTTTGGAAGTACTCAATAAATAGTACCTTAATCCATACCTTAATAACTTATATAAACAGTTTAATTCTTATCGGATAAAGTGTGGTATTAGCAATATTTGCTTCACACTTAGCTTTACTAGCACCTTTAACAACTCTGCCAACTTGATAAATAGCTGCAGCAGAAATACACTCACCGTCATTAGTAGTATCTGTCGCTACTGTAGCACAGTTAGTCACTCTAGAAGCCGCATTAGCAGCTACATACAGCTTATCTCCCGGGTCCATTTCAGAACCTGCTGTAATAGTACCAGAAGCATTTTTACACGTATAATGCACTGTGTCCCAAATACCTAAATGAGCGACACCAAGAGGAGCAGCTTTAGTACCATTAATAGCTCCACTAGAATAAGACGGCTGAGCAATAACATCACTAGACCCTAGATCACCTGCCAACATATAACCAGTAGGATGAACCTGATGATACCCAGTTTTAACTTTCTGCATAGCAAAACCAAACGGTTCTTCATAACCACCAGCAGAATAAGCACCATAAGCAAAAACCGTAGCATCTTCAGAAGTATCAGTAGGATCTAAATAAACAACGGCACCAGCATAACAAATTACTCCGCCAACGCCTGCAGTTCCAGTAGTTGTTTGAGCTCCGTAACTGCAAAATTGATTTTCGACTACAGGATGTCTTGGTATAAACATAATACTTTTTCCTCCTTACTTATCTTTCTTTACCATATTATCTGCCATAGCCTTACCCAGTTCGCTATACTTCTTTAACATATCATCAGAAGCAGTCTCAAGATTTAAAGCAGCCTCGACTCTAGCATTTGGATCTACATTGGCCGGTGCTGTATCTTCAGACTCAGATTCTTCTTCAGCAGACTCTTCAGTTCCTGAAGCAGATTCTTCTGTATCAGAACCCCCCTCAGTCCCATTAGATGGTTTATTATTTTTATTTTTTTCTTCCTCAACCTTAATTTTAGCAAGAACAGCTTTTCTTAAAGAAATTCTATCTTCTTTATAAGCAGAGAACTCTTCATCAGTCATTTCCATAACTTTTTCTCTCTGAGAATCAGCATCAGTTACAACCTCAGCTTCTTCTAAAACAGACATTCTTTCTTCAGCTACCTTTTCTTTCTTCATTGTATCTAAAGCTGTTTCTACTTCTGTCAGTTTTTCATTAGATGTTTCAACCTCTGACTTAGCCGCCTCAAGCTCAGCCTCTAGGTTCTTAATCTTTTCTTCAAACTCTTCCGCTTTAGTGTTTAAATTAGATATTTCTTCATTTAAACCAACTATTTCTTCATTCTTACCCTCCACATCAGCGGTAAGATCGGAAATAGTTTCAGCAGATTTCTTAAGAGCTTCTTCAGTTTTTCTTCTAATATCTGACTGTTCCTTTTCAGAAAAAATCTTAGTAACAATAGCTTCTATATCTTCTTTTAATCTTTCATTCTCCATATTTAAATTCCTCCATCAAAAGTAATTGTATAAATTACCAACCCGATTACTCACTATGAGCAATTATAAATCAACCCTTTTCCAAATTCCAAATTATATAATACAAAAAAATCAATTACTTATTATGGTAAAGACTGTGACGCGCCAGTATTTCCGCGACAATAAATACCAGTTATAACAGGATCTTCACCAAGCATGTACTTAACATCAAAATCAATATTGGTCATAGATGCTGAAGATTTAATATAAACATTGCCATCAGCATTCTTATCAATCCAATATCTTCCGGCACCAGGATCTTCTATTGGAGTAGCTGTTACATTAGCATACGAAACAAGATCGTAACCATGAAATTTTGTTCCACTAGCTATAACTACCGTTGAAGTACCAGAATGTGTAACAGTGTTAGCCCACACAAATGGGTAGGCATGGTTATTACCAAGATTACGATATATCACTTTAACATTATCATCGCCATTTATCCTAGTAATTTTGGGTTTACTTTTAGTTGAACCAGTTTGTGCCTGTGGCATAATATTTTTCCTCCTATACGATTATTATTTTAACTGCCTCGTTTAAAGCAGCTTTTAAACCAAAAATGTTACTTATTAGCCCTATCAATTGCTAAATTCAAGCCACCAACTAAATCACTAAGCTTATCATTCTCTTCTTTAGTATTTAATAGACTGTTAACACATTTGGCTGTTGAAGATTTAACAACATTTCTTAAACACTTTGGATCTGAAGTATCCCTAGAGAAAGAAGTACAAGATTTCTCATACAGAGCGCACCAGTTAGTATGTATTACTTTACTTCGCTCATCCTTTAGAGTAGAATCAATAACTTCTTTCTTATAACTAACACAAATACCTAATGTGTCATTGTGTTCTAATTCGGAAGTTTCATTATTTTCATCCAAATTACTATCCCCCGTACCAGATTCATTAAAATTACTACTCTCTATAGACTCAGAGGTTACATTATTATTTGATTTATTAAGGTTATCATAATTCAAAATAATGATCTCTTTATTAATTTCTTCTTCTGATTCTTTTGCCGTTTCTAATATAACTGAAGGTGGGTTTGCGGGATTTTTAACTATTCCGCAACCAGAAAAACTTATATTACGAAGAACCCTTGCAACCTCGCCTTTAGCTACTTCAATACCATTTTTTATAACTTTTGCCGTTTTACCTAATACACTATTATTTTGAATCAATAGGCCCAAAGACTCTGCCTCTTTTCTGTCCATAATTAAATCATCTATTTTTACATCATAATTTTCGTAATAACATTCCATACTTACTTTCCATTTACCAGCTTCTACTTCTTTAGCTATTTCAGGAAACCTATTCTTATAAATTATACCAGCAATTACAATATGTATTTCTTTCTTATCTAAATCACGACTATCCATAGAAGAAAGCGTTTCGACATCTAGAACTTGTCCGTCTTTATCAATAAAAGCCCTATCATATATATGACCAATTATCTCAGACTCCTTATGTTCAACATCCAAAGCTTTAGCAACTACAGTTCCTTCAGAAGCTACTAACTCAGATGGTAAAAAAAACGCTTTATTTAAATTTTCTCCGCTAGACACAAAAATAGCTGAAAAATATTGTAGATCAATCTGTTTATCTGGACCTTTTGGTAATTCAATCGCCGCAGCAGCTTCCTTACGCTCGGCCGTTTCTTCCAATAACGTGATATCAGCCTCTAAATATAATTTTTCTGTACTCACTTTACTCCTCCTCTATATATCCAGGGAAATTTTTAGATCTAAAATCATCAGCAGCATCCAGTGTGTCTTCGGTGCTTATTTTCTTACCAGGATCTTTTCTAACCTTATTCCTAGTAGAACCAGCATCAAAAGGATTATCTTCTGACTCAGCATCTTGTTCTTCAGGTATCTGATTTTCTTTGTCACCAATATTTGGTGACTCTAGGGTAGGTTTAGTATAATCCTCTGTTTTAGCTGCTGTTTTAGATATTTTACCAACCCTCATATCTGACTTAGTATTTTTATTTTCAGGACCAAGTATAAACATATTATTCGTCCTCCATTATTCGATATTTATCCAATTCATGTTTAAACATTGCATATTCTTCCTCATTTAAATCTTTAATTACATCTTTTAAAGAAGCTGTTTTTTTAGGGTTTTTAGGCTTTTGTTGTTGTTGCTTATTTGGATTAGTTTGTTTTTGTTTTGTCTTAGATGGTTTAGCTGGAGGTCTCCCTGAAGATGGAGTACCGGTTGGTGCATTCTGAGTAGGTTGAATTCCAGACTTTTGCCACGGTGACCCTAAAATACCAAAAGTCCCATCTTGTACTAAATTAAACTCCTCAGTCATATTCTGCAGCTCATTAGCATAATCAAAACCCAATGTTTCTAAAGCTGTCTCATAACTAAGCATTCTTCTATCAACAAGTTGTGCGATAGTATTCATATACAATATAGTATCTTTTAATACCCCCTCATCCCATCTAACTTTAGGAAACCTTTCAAAAGCCATAGCTTCTGCTATTTGTTGATACTCTCTATAAATCCACTTTGTTACCTGTCTACGTGCGTAATTTATTTCCTCCATTACTCCCTTTACCATCAAAGCAGCTTCCTGAGAACTGAAAGACCCAACACCATCAATTAAAGCTCTAGAAACAGCTAATCCAGCCGTCATATCCTCATTCACTTGTAAATATTTATCCTGACCTAAAATATCTCCTATTTCTGGAGAAACTATCTTCTCAATCTTAAGTGTATGGTTCCATACAACATCAAAACTTTTAGAAGCAGTGTTAAATAGGTTTGCAACCGCTTCAAGCTCACTTTGAGTAGTAACAGGGTACTCATCAGACCCTATAGTTACCTTGAGAATATAATTGGAGATACCATCCAGAGTACTTAAGTCAGCCTTCTTTAAAGCTTCTTTATACTCAACTGTATCAAAAATTCTAGCTGTTCTTGGCCTCGCATACTTCTCATATGGTTGTTTCCTGTAAGTCACACTGCCAACAAGCCTGTAATCAAGAGGGTATTCTCCCCCTTTTTCAGCTGCAGCCTTTAAATCAGACGGCAACGCTTTAATTAATTCTTTCTCTTCTTCAGTAAGCTCAGAGCCAGGTTTTTTCAAAAGGTCGGCTAGTTCAGTAGGCAGCTTCAATTTAACACTTGTCTTGTCAAACAATAAATTACCTTCAATATTTACTAACAAAGGATTTAAAACTGTGTAAGCCACAGGTAAATGCCCTTTTGACCAAATATTTTTCTTTGCAGCTTTTTCAACAGCTATTAAATTGTTACCTTTCAATCCTAACTTTCTGGCATTATTCATTATAAGTCCTAGTACTCTCTCTGCCTCTCTAAATTCTTTTGCAGAAGCTTGACCAGTAGCCTTTTTATTATTTATTTTCTGTCCAGGTAAAGGAGAAAGGTAAGATACTCTAGGTTCATATTTAGCTAAAACCTTGTATGTAGTTACATGACCAGTCTTAAAAAAATCTAAAAATATACATTCCAATATATCCTCAAAACCAACATCAAAAGTCCACACATCATAAAACTGTTTTATATTTGGGTCATCTATATCATTTTCAAAACCCTTACACGACATAGAAGCTAAAAAATTAGTGACGCTTCCCACTAGCCCATCATTATAATAATATTTAATAGCTCTTTTAAAAGCATTCTCCGGTGTTTCATCATATGCACTTTTACTTGCACCTAAATCTAAAACAGACCGTTGTATCGCATCTCTATTAATTGTAGAAGCTTTCTCTTTGTAAACATGTGGTACTATTGCAGTTTTTTCCAAAAAAGCTAAATTTTTTTTATTAGGTTGTAGAAGAAAGGTAGACTTTCCAGTCTTCTCATCTACAGTTATTGACTGTATTCCAACATCTGGAAATTTTTCATTTAATTCTCCAGTTAATTTGTTTAGTTCTTCTTGCTTCATTTAAACCCTCCTATTAGTAATCCATTAAATATATTATGAAGGTTTTCCACCTATTTGTCTCCACCTACTTATTGCTGTATCATACTGAAGCTGTATAGTATCATTAGGATTTAAAGCGATATCTGCTCCATTAAATGTTGTTATACGATTAGCAGCTGAAGACGCACTATCTTCATGCATAATTGTAGTAACTTCCGAACCACTAGTGTTCATCAATGTAAGATACTCTCCTTCTCCTCCAGCTACAATTCCTGTTATATTATAACTACCGTTTGTTCCAACTTTCACACATGAAGTTTTTTGAGATAAATCATAGTTATTAGTGTTTCCTGTCAATGATGTCCCTGAAGACCAAGGCTCTCTTATCTTACCATACTGGTTCACTGACAACCTTACTGTCTCTTGAGTAAATGTTCCTGTCATTAAATCAACGGTAGAACCACCTATACCTACACCCAATCCTGCTTCTGAAACTAGACCGAATTTTCCAGCATAAGCAGTTAAAACATGTGTATCAGAAAGGGCTGCAATATAACCAGATGCTGTTTCTGAAACAAAATGTCCTCCAACCATAGAACTTGTTCCTGACGCCGTGTTTTCAATCTCAAAAAAAACATTTGAATCAACATCTTTTTTAACACTCATACCATCACTAGCTGATATAAATCTCATTGGACTTCCACTTTGTGAAGCAGAACCAGTAATAGCTGAGGTGGCTAAAGTACATGTTTGAGATGCATTTTGTATAACCGATAAAACACTTACATCCAAATGGTTTATTTTTGAATGACAGGTAAACGATGGATTACTCGGATCAGTATATAAAAAATAAATAGTCCCGCCTAACTCACTAACAGAGTTTCCTTCTAAAAGAACAGTATTATTAGATGCGCTGCCTGTAACAATAAACGTACCTGCTACGCTCCTTATTCCAACAAAAGATGCCAGATAATTACAATTATTAGTTGTAGTCAAATCTCCGTATAAAACCATAAGACCAGAAGAATTAGACTCAACCATTTCGTCATGAGTTATAATCCATCCAGAAACACCGGGACCTAAATAACCTACACAAGTATCTCCTGCTAATTGTAAAATTTTATGACTTATATAACAATAATTAGAACCAGTGTAAGTAAACCCAACCGTATTAGCCGGGACTACTGTTTTACCTAAATACAAAAAACAATAATCAGATATGGTAAAGCCATTTATCATATTTATAGTAGATGAATAGGCATCTATACAAATATTTGATTTACCAGTTAAATCAATATCTTCATTATATGTTCCAGGAGCAACTTCTATACAATATCCGGATCGAGCTGCATCTACAGCATCCTGAATAGTAGTATAATCTCCTCCATGTTGTGCAACAATAAGTGTGTTTTCAGGTCTTACTTGATCTGGACCGCTCCAAAGATTCATAATAAGCCTCCTAACAATGTATTATAAATATTACTATCTATTATTATAAAGAACTTGAACACTAGATGCTCCAGAAATAGTAACATAGACTCCGTTTAAACAAGTAATACCTATATCTAAAGAAAAAGGCCATAATCTCTTATCTTTATCTACTAAAAAGTCAGCAGGTAAAATTCTTGTACCACTGGCTGTAATACTATCATAAACATTTAAATAAGTATCATTTAAACCATTAGTTTTAACTAAAAGACCATTAAATACACAAGGACCTTCTACATGTGCAGCTGAAGATGTCTGTTCAGTAGATACATGAACCATATCCATATCAACACTAATGTCTTTTCTTCCTATTTTGGAATCTATTGTATACGTATCATCCGCGCCACTAACTGTAGTCCTATATCGTGTATAATCATTTTCTTTTGTAGCCATAAGTTATAAGTCCTCCTATTAAAAAGGCACACTAGCACTAATACCAAACACAGGGCTATCAAGATCTGAACTAAAAGTTGCTGATGGACCTAAAAATACATTTTCCACTAGTGGCACAAAATTACCAATATTATATTCAAAAGGTCTAAAATTACCATAAAAAATATTATCATTGTAACCTAAACCTAAAGTAATAAATCTAAATTCCATATCTCTGTGAGTTCTACCATAAGAAAATAAACTTAAATCAAGCCCTGGATATATATCATCACTGCCAAAAAAACCACCTAAACCAAATCTCGGATTAAAATCAAAATTTTTACCAGATTTTGGATTCTTGGCCCAAGTCAATTCTTTAACATCTGCTTTATAAATAACCCCTCTAGACTCTTTATTACCAGGCCCTGTAAAATTAACTTCGGCATATCTTCCAAACTTTCCATTATCCAATTCAGTTTCTACAATATTTGTATAAAATTCTAAAGGATATGAACCTGTTTTCCATTTCTTATCGTCTGGTTTATTTGGATGAAACATAGCCCATGCAATAGGAAACACCTTACCATCAGCATCTTTTCCATAAATTTTTGTAAAATAATGATCTTGTTCTTTTCCTTTTAAATAAGTGTGCTGACTTTCTGTACCAAGCGTTCTTGTTTGTTTCAATTCAGTTGTTACTTTTCCAAGCTCATCAATTCTTTCACTGTTTTTTTCAGCATAACGAAGAGCCTCACTATTGCTTTTTTTAAAAACATCTAAAAGTTCTTTGAATTCTTTTTTATTCTCAGAAATCTGTGCTTTTACAACATTTTCTGATATTCTTGTTATAACTGCTTCATCTATATCTTTTCTAGAAAATCTATCTAAAAACCCATTAAAATTAAAAATAATAGAGAAAACAATAATCACCGCTAATATAGATTTTGTTATATCCCAAATATTAAAAGTTACTTTCATAATTCTAACTATCCGTATCCATCTCACTATTTCCGTTTTTCTCTACTAACTTTGTATTAGCTATAATTCTTGAAGCCGCTAAAGTTACAAAACCCCCTCCTAATAAACTACACCCAATTACTGGAGGAATAACAGCTACCCATTTCAATTCATCATCTTCAGTTACCCATTTACCAGTAAACATTCCTTTTACTACTATTATAATCAAAATAGCTAAAAACTGATACTTCATTGACGCTATATTTCTAAGAATTTTTTGAAACCATAAATCCCAAAACCTTCCTTTAAGAACGCTTAATTTTTTATCTTTAGTATCATCAGACATATTAATCTCCAATAAATATACTTCTACCAATAAAGAGGTTAGTTAATTGCTAAAAAGATAATTATTTTCTAATTTATTACCATCTTTACACATCCATGCTCCTTTATGTGTAGCTGGAACACCTGATACCAACGCATGAGGATGCACATTCTTAGTAACAACTGCTCCTGCAGCAACGAAAGAATATTCCCCTACCTCGTTTCCACATATAATAGTAGAATTTGCTCCTATTGTTGCTCCTTTTTTAACAATTGTTTTTTCATATAAATCTTTCCTATTTATCTCAGACCTTGGATTTTTAACATTTGTAAAAACACAAGAAGGACCAATAAATACATCATCCTCTATAACAACACCGTCATATAAAGATACATTGTTCTGAATTTTTACATTATTACCTACCCTAACACCATCTGCAATAAACACATTTTGACCTATATTACAATTATCTCCTATAACTGCTCCAGAAGATATATGGCAGAAATGCCATATTTTTGTACCAGTACCTATAATAGCCCAATCATCAACGTAAGATGACTCATGTACAAAATAATCCATTGTATAAATTCTCCAATATTATTTCTTTTTTGTCAAAACAGCCATATCTAGTCTTCTGTCATTAACTACAACCTGCCCATTGTTTCCAAGAGTATCCCAAGAATCTCTTGGCGCATTTCTAAGTCTTATCATTCCACTCTCATTATATAAAACAGGGTCTGGCTCTATCTCTAGTTCTTTTTCTATCATCCTCACACCATTAGCTGCTAATATAATTGCAGAATACAAATCTTTATTTTGGCCCTTTTTAGGTGTATCAAAATGCAATTTACCAGTAGCAGTTTGAGTAACAACTATACTCAGCATCTGAGATTTAAGTTTTTTAAAATTATCAAACACTTTAGCATAAATATCCTGAACCTGCGTAGGTGCTTCAGGAAACAATAAAACTTTATCTTCTAACATAGCTTTTGTAGTAAAATTTGCATCTGAAATCCACTCAGGATTAAAATTAACCATCTCCAATATATGTCTTCCCTCTTTACCAACTTTATCGGCATCAGTTCTATCTATAATTGGTACACTATTATTATATCCCTCATCTAAAAGATCCATTATAGCTTTTCCGCCGCCGCCTTTATCCATAAATATTCTTATAATATTATAATTATTACATATTTCTTGAATAGCAATTGTCATATCTTGTGTAGTTTTACCTTTTAGTTCAATTACATTTACTATTTTTTTTAAAGAACCTAGTCTTATTATAACAACACCACAACTAGCTGAGCCTCCTTGATTAGGATCTATACCAACAACGTACTGAGATTTAGGATCACCCTTCAATTCTATATTCACATCACTATCAATAGTACAAGTTTCTAGCAACGACGCACTAAAAAACCCATCAGAGTCTGAAATCATATCAGCCTCATACTCCATCCTAAACTCATTAGTAGTCATAACACGTTGGGCTTCTTCTATATTTGTTTTATCCAAAAACCCTTCAGGTAAATCTGTATAAGGAACTTGCCAAACCACACATCTTGACTTTTCTCCCTCTATTTCCATTTGGCGCCAATAATCCTTCATACGTCTCCACATATGATTAAACTTGTAATAACCAGAAGATGTCATTACCATCTTGTTTATAGTATCTTCCTCTAACTCATCTTCCGTTATTAATCCTAATTCCAAAAGCTTTTTTTGTCTTTCAATTCTTCTAACATTTTCCATTGGTTCTAGTTGAGTAGCACCCATAGGACGAATAACCAAATCAATAGCGCTATCAGGAATTTGAGCTAGCTCGTCAAGAAGAATTAAATAGAAACGTGAACCACGTATCTTCGAGCCGTCGCCCAATGGTAACGCTTCAATAAAAGATCCACTATATCCTCCTATTGATTTAAATCTTAAATACCAAGTATCTGTTCCTCTTATTGGTTTTTTCTCACAAGCTTCTCTAAGAAACGATGATTTAGAATAAAGCTTTTCAACTTCAGAAAATATCATCTTTGATTGACGGAACACGCTAGAAATTAAACCAACCCTATAACCAGGATAAAGCATACAACTAAGCGCAGCTAAAACACCAAGCATATAAGTATTATGATTAATAAAACCATTAGCAAAATAATTTGGTTCTACAGCATCTTCCATATCCATCTCAAAATCATAGCAATCTCCTACCCAATCTTCTACTAAAACAATTTTATCATAAAAATAATTATAATTTAATAGTTTTTTAAGATTATAAATATTTTCTAATGATTTATATGACAAAACATAATCTCCAGCTACAACATCATCTACTTCTTCTATAAAACTACTTAGCCTATTATATGTAAACTCTTTGCAATTATTTTTTACCGGCAATCTAAACACATCTCTACCATTAGACATACTACTATTTATATTCCTATAATCTAAAACTATTTGTCTACAAATTTCTTTTGCGTATGGAATAACATCCTTATTTGGATTTAAAAATTTTACATTAAAATAATTATCTAAAATATCCTGTTTTCTTTTTAATCTAAACCCTATTTCATCAGAGAATAATTTAGAATCTTTAGAACCAATGTCCAATATATAAGCCTTACCAAAAAACGATTTTGTTTTTTTAACACGAATTCTGGAAATTATACCAAAATTAAGTAAAATAATTTGAACTTCTTTAAGTAATTTTTTTGAAACAGAACAACAAGACGTGTAACCACGTTTTGAATCAGCTGTTCCATCTGTATCAAAATATCCTTGTAAAAAAGCCACTTGAGACTCTTTATTAGAAGTTCGTATAGAATATGGAATAGTTTTATAGTAAGATTTTACTCGACTAATTCTATATTTTTTAAAAAACCAACCAAACTGTTTAAACACAAAACTATAAGTATTCTCAGTTCTCTTATCTTTATCAATTCTATACAATATTTTGTTCTTTTCACAGTAGTTCTTACAAAATGATAATATATACTCATCATTTGTTGTTATACTTTGGTAATAATATTTATCATCTATTAAACCGCCTCCAACAAATAAACCTATC